CAAAAGCCTCGGGCCTCGATCTGACCAAGGCAGCGTCTTGAGGTTGTGCCACAGGCGGCACAGGGCTGCGAAGTCAGCGATCTCCTTACGCAATGTCGTGCCAGCCATGAGGTTCTTGCGAACCTGCGCTGCGTCACTAGCTGCGTTGTTGTCTGCGGCTAGCTTGCTCGACGTGGTGCGATCTACTTTGTTAGCGGTCCACACGCTGATGTTCAGTTCCACCAGCATGGATGATGATGCGATGCTCATGTTGTTTGCTCCTTAGTCTGGGTTATAGTTCGGCAACTCAGGTAGTGGTTGCCAGTGCGTAGCCACGTGGATGTGTCCGTTCACAGCTTGACGCACCTTGTGCTTGGGGTCGCCCTTCTTTCTCCGGGCAATTACTAAACGCAGGTAGGGTGTAGGCTTCTCACCCCAGATAGCCTCGTGCAGCTTGGCCTCACTATGTGGCGGCAGCACCGCGCATAACAGGTATACTTCCTTGGGCGCGGTCTCTATGGGTTGCCAGTCAGTCATCTCCCAGCACCCGTTCAGCTTCAGCCCGCATGTCCACAAGCTCGCACCAAGCGTCACGGGTAATGTCCCCGCTGATGGCGAGCGCACCAGTCCAACTCAAGAACAACTCAAGAACTTGCTCCAGTTGCTTCTCACGCTTGGACTCAGGCACGGGCACAGGGATGGGTAGCACAGCACATACGCTAGCTATGACTTCTTCCACTTCCTTCACGGCCCTCGGCCCGATGCCGTGCTGCTTACGTAGTGTGCGGTTGATGAGCGCCATCTGCGCATCATGTAGGGTGCTGGCCCCGCAATCCTTCAGTGCTTTCAACGTGCGGACGCTAAGCTCTACGTCCTCTAACGGAATAGCTTTGAGCCGCCCGTCTAGCGCGTCGATCATTTGGTTGAGGCGTATATCTACAGCCATGTTGTTTGCTCCTTATCTTAACTGGTTGAGATACTTATTCTTTGTCCAGATATATGGTCATGCCTGTCTGCGCCGTGATGCCCTTGCTCGTCACAACCCACAGCACAGGGCAGTCGAAGTCAGGCCACATATCTACGTAGCCATCCGTCAGCATGATGATGCACTCAGGGTTGAGATGTTTATCCGTCAAGTGTCGCTTGACGCATGACGGACTTGTGCCCCCGCCACCTCTAGGTTTGGTCGAGGTCGCCAGCATGTCGAGGTTGGTCTCGTTATACTCCTCATGGCTAGCCACTGCGCTGTCCCAATAGAGCAGGTCAATCTTCTCAGGCTGCACTTGCTTAGCCACAGCCACCACCTCGGTAAGCATGGCGGTAATCTCAGGCCCAGTGATGGAGCCCGATGTGTCCACGCCCACCACGATGTGTCCGACACGCTCGCTCTGCATTGAAGGGAGCAGGATGTCTTGCGCTAAGAATCTACGATTTGGTCTGCGCCATGTGGATGTGTCACGCCCACTGCACGTCGAGCGCACAAACTCGGCCAGCACCTCACGCCAGTTGATCTTGGGATTGAGTAGCGCACTAAGCTCACGCTCTAGGTTGCTACCTCCCTTGCCGTTCACCTTGCGATGCTCACGCTCACCTTGACGCAGGGCTTGGTCGATGTCCTTGGCTAGCTTGTCCTTGGCCTCTTGGGTCATGCCGTTGGCAGACTGCCAGTCATGCTCGTCGAAGCCTTGGCCTACGCCGCTAGCGCCACCCCCGTTCTGCTTCTCCTGTTTGAGGATGCGATAGATGCTGGGCACGTCCATGCCCTTGAACCTAGTGTCGCACACACCGATGCGCTGCCCGTCGATCTTGGGGAAGGCAATGGTCTGTTCGGCTGGGTCCATATCTACCAGCAGCAGGTTGATGCGGTGGTCACACGCCACGTTGGCAAGCTCTGCGTCCTCCTCGAACAGGCGCTTCCATGTGGTCAGGTCACGCCCGATCTTGTGCAGGTTCTCGTGCAGCACGACGAAGGCAAGCATCTTCTCGTCTAGTATCTCAACCAGTTTACGTCCGTATAGCTCGTTACAGCCATCAGTGCAGGCGGTTGGGATGTCATCGCGTAGCTCGGTCCTGCCCACCATCATGATGCCACGCCAGAATGCAAAGCGCGGGTCACGCAGCAGGTTAATCTTGACACGCTTTAGTTTGCGGTCAGCGGTGTCCACTTGGGTCATCATGTTCATGGTTTGCTCCCTCCATCATTTGGTTTAGTTCGTTGTAGTCCCCGGTCGTGAATTGAATGTAAGCATCTAGCTCATCCTTGGCCCACAACTTCTGAAGATAGAGAAGGCCATTCTCTGCTCTATATTTAATGTTGTAGGGCACACACCCCTCGATCCGGTGATACCTAAACCGCTCGTCAAGCTCTGTTACCTCAAGCACCTCCATCACAGCAGGTCTTGGTTCTTGGTCAGCCAATCGCGGTAGCTTGCGTTGGCAAAGCCCACCTTCTGCTTGTTGGACTTGGCAAGAGCGAGGCAGAATGTCGCCTGCCAGTTGGTGTCGAACCGATCCAAATACTGCATGAACGGGTCGATGGTCTCAGCCTCCACACGCTGCACTGCACCAAAGACTAGCACAGCAGACGCACCGGGACTGTCCGGCACACGCGCAGACTTAGGGTTAGCGATGATGTCAGCCCATGCGGGAAGCTCGTTCTGATGCTCGATATACGCACCTAGATCACGCGCTGCTTGCTCACCGATTGTGCCGATCAAGGCTGCGGTCATGGCGTTGGAGCCAAGCTCACGCCTACGCTTCACGATATGCGATGCGCGGGAGAGCGAGCGAGGTGAGACGTAGACCTTAGACGGGCGGCGCGGGTTGTAGATGTAGTGATTGTCCTCTTGACCATCGTCTAAGTAGCTAGCGAATAGCTGCGGGACTTCCTTGACGAACGCAATGATCGCGCCATCCACGCCAGCGTCAACTGCGTAGTTGTGAATCCACTCGTCTGCGGTTGGCTTGCGCATACGCACAGTGGTCTGTCGATTGATGGTGTGCGCCTTGCGGTTGTCGCCCACCCCGTCCGTTGTCAGGTTGCCAGTCGTAAACACGATAGAGCCCGGCGGCAGCGGGATGTCACCGAAGCGCGGGTTGGTCTCCTCTAACAGCGGGTGCAGCATGTTCTGCACGGGGGCTGCGCCCTTGGGAAACTCGTCGAGCATGATGATAACAGGCTCGCCAAGGTGCAGGTTGAACCGCTCGTTAGGGTAATAGCCAGTGGTCTTGCTGTCGTGCTTGATGACAGGCAACGCCACGTCACCGATGTCCAAGTTGGGCACGTCGATATAGGCCCAGCGGGTGATGCCCGTGCGCTTGCTGATATGCTGAATGCCAGATGATTTGCCGATACCCATCTCGCCCTCAACGTGAACACGCAGTTCCGGGCAGAAAGAGATCAGGTCGAACGTCTCGTTGAAGCTCAGCGTCGAGCCAAAGTTAATCATAGTCATGTCAGTTGCTCCTTGTGAGGTATCCACCTCAACTGGTTGAGATAGCTGCGGCTGTGCCGTCTCGCTATCCTTTACATTGTCTAGCCTATTTGCGTAGGAAAGTCAACCTTCGTCGGCCTTGCGGTCATAGTGTTGCGCTTCCAGTTGGCGTTGCTTCTTGAGCAGACGCTCCCCTAGCACAATAGCCAGTTCATCCTTGGACTGCCGCGCGATGTCGATCAGTTCCTCAGTGTCCAGCATCCGGTAATAATTGCGGTCATTGGTTGTCATCGTCGTTGTCCTCTCTGATTGCTTGCTTGATGGTATCGAGGAACACCACAGCCCCAAGGACAATGATGCCCACGAAAAATAGTTCCGTCATGATGTGCCAGAATGTCATGCCACCTTCTCCCGTGTGCGTTCTACTTCTAGCGTATTGCGCACGTTCCACTCGTTGAACCAGCCGATAAAGCCACGGCGCTTGCCGAAAGCATGGCAAGCCTTGGTCAGTTGGGGTTCTAGCTGGCGTAGCTCTCGGCGCAGGTCATCCACGCGGTCGAGCAGGGCGATGCACTCAGCATCCAGTTGGTCGTTAGTCTTGTCCATCGTCATCTCTCCTTGCGCTCACTGCTTGGTGCAGCAGGGCTTTCATGTGTTTTATTTCGTCTTGTAAGTGTTCCACATATTTCATGAGCTTGCGCAGTAGCGTTTTGTCCTCGCCTTCGAGGTCGTCGCGTAGCTCGATCAGTTTCTTCCACTCGTCTGGTCTGATGTGCACGTTATTCTCCCTCCACTGTTTCGATTAGGTCGAACATGCTTGTGTCCTCATTGCGCACGATCTCGGCCAGCAGTTCTAACAGCCCATCACGAGCTTGCTCCTCGCCTTCGTCGGCTCCGATATAAAAGTCGGTGCTGAATACATACGTCGCCATCTCACTCTCCTACTCTCTTAGGGTTAAGCATCTTGAGTTCCTCGGGGTTGGTCACGAGGATGTAATTTGATTTGGAAAGCGGCACTGCCGCCCAGCTTACCATGTGCGCCCGCTTGTCTCCGCATGGCATACATACGTCATAGCCTAGCCGCGCACGGGCTGCCGGGTAAAGGTCACCGCACTTGCGGCATATAACTTCAGTCATCGTTTGCTCCTATCTTAACTGGTTGAGCTAGGCTGCTCGCTTGGCGCGTAGCTCTGCGTGGTATGCGTCCCCATGATCTTGGATAAACCTGCGGAGCCAATGGCAGGGCGCGTGTTCTGTCGCCTCGTGCGGATGTGCGTAGGTGTAGTGGTGCGATGTGGTCGGGGAATATTTGTCCTCATTGGAATACCACGTCTCATTGGCGGCATCCCACACGAACAGCGGCCAGTGTTCGCCGTAGCTATAGACGACATACAGACCAGATGCCGTCCACCTTGCGTAAAGCTGCTTATTGGAGTTGTCGAAGGGAACGCAGTTGCGCACGTATTTGCGGCAGTCGCGGTTGGTTGTCTTGACGATCTTGCTCATTGGTTTGCTCCCTTAGTTGATGTTTTGAAGGATGCCGCTCACGTCACGCAACGTGCGGGCGTAGAAATAGGGGATGGTGTTGTCAGTCACGACAACCTGTGCGGCGCGATAGCCACGATACGAGTCGTGCTTCTGGATGATGTATTGGTTGCCGCTGCGGTCCCACCCGACATACTGGTAAAACTTGGTGGGCAATGCGCGTTCGATGTTGATGTAGCTTCTAGCCATCGTTTCAGTCTCCACTTATCTTAACTGGTTGAGCTAAGTTTCCGTCGCGGGCGTGGTTCGCCCCGACCTCTTCTTAATAGCAGCGTAGGTGGACAATGTCAAGTGCTGGGTGGTGTGGGTTAGCTCAACCGGTTGAGATAGGCAGGGCTGATGCGAGGCTGGGGCTTTGTAAGAAAAGGGGACGTAAGAATGTAAGGGCGAAAAACCAAAATCTTACAAAAGATCTTACAAAACCAAAAGCACGGAAATCTGCGGGGTTGAGGTAGGAAAAATGGTGTAATGTAAGAATGTAAGAAAAATATTTATATTATATATAGAGGGGGGCGGGAAATCTGACGGATTGGTTAATCGGCGAGAAGGCCCGAACAGACTGTCTAGTTTGGATATAACCTGAAAAAAAATCTTACATTCTTACAATGCCCGGAAAACTGCCAAAAATTTTCTTACAATAGGCCAGATTCCCTTACGCAGAAATCTTACAAAGCCCAAAAAATCTTACGCTTGACAGACCGCCCGCCCGTTTGATAAGCACTACGTGCTTATCAAAAACTTGGCTGGCCCAAATGCCCGAAGGCCGACCGCCCCTCTAAACTATCATAAACTATCACGGCGTGATCTTTTCGGTCGCGGTGCGCGGGCACAAAAAAGCCCGGGCTGGTTAGGCCCGGGCGGTTAGGTTGTTAGTGCTGGCTGGCTCAATCGTCTGCGAAGGCATCCGGGTTGCTAGCCACCAGCGCGGCGATTGCTCGCAGGTTGGACATGGTGGCAGCGCAAGCGGTCGCCTCGCCCTTGGCGATTAGCTTTGCCACCGCAACAGCAGCGCGGGTGATTTCGCTAGGCGTTGCGGCGCGGCCTTCGCTCTCATTCTGTGGCGCGGCGCGGCTGGTGCCAGCCTCGCCCTTGGCGGCCTTGACTAGCGCGCTAGTCGATTTGGCAGCAGCGGCCAGCAATTCATCGCCTTCTGCCCCGCCTTCTAGCACCAGCTTGTCATCCACCAGCTTGGCGGTGATCGCGCGGCTCAATAGCGCGTTAGCGGTTGGCAAAGCCTTGCCTGTCACCAAAGCCCATGCGGCCTTGGCACCAGCCGATTGATCGCCGGGAACGCCAAACAAGGCTGGCAGCACAGTCGCGCGGAACGCCGATTGCTTTGTGCGGTTGTCCGAACCGTCTTCATTCTTGAAGCCAGACAGATAGTCTAGCAAGCTAGCCTTGGCGCTTTCCGTCACGTTGCCAGCGCGGTCTGTAACGTCAAAGGCAATGGGCAGGTTCATCATCTCGCCCGTGAGGCCAGCGATAATCATATCCAGCGCGGTTGCGCGTCCATCATTAGCGGCTTTGACTTGCTCACCAGCGATAGCAGCAGCGCGGCCACCAGCGATCAGCAGATCAGCCGGGGCGGCCTTGGCACGGGCTTTATTGATGAAGGCGGTTGTCTTGTTAGTCATGATGCAATGTCCTTTGCTATGTTCCGGGCGGCGCGGCGTGATTGCCTCGCCCCCAAAGCCGGTGTGCCCGATCGGGTGAACAATGTCAAGCCGGGCCTATCTCAACCGGTTAAGCTAACGCGCTAGCAATGCCGGGGCGGGGCGCGGTGCAAGCGGTGACTAGGGCGGGGGGTCAAAAAGCCTTGCAAGCCTTACCCTACCCGGGGGCCACCCCCCTAGGACAGCTTGGGACTCTGGCATCCTTATATACATAATAATATGCACAATCAGTGACGCGAATTTTAAAAAACCCTGTCACTATACAAGACGACACCCCCCTCCCCCCTCGTTTTTCTAGGCAGCATCTGGTTGGCGCGCTCACAGGAAGACCCCCTAAAGGGGACCCATTGACACCTTGCCTAGCCCCACTACTATATTTTTTGCTTTCTCTTTGGGTGAGCGAACCGATCTAACTTAGGGGTGTCAGGGGTCGCTAACTGGCACCCCTTTTCTTTTACCACATTTGTGGTAAGCTGGGGTCCTCCTGAGTAAAAGTGGGGGTGGCGTAGTTCAGAGGTCAGAACGGTCGCTTCGGTGTCAATGTCGTTGGTTCGAATCCAACCCCACCCCCTTTACATTCCCCCCACTAAGCTGTTACACAGCAGGTCTGCTCCCTCAAACCGGACGCTGCGCACATGCCAGTAGTAAAAGTCGAGCCTACCGACGAATATCCCGTTCCATTTAGCTTGGACACGGAAGAACCGGATAATTATCTCGACCAAGTTAGCATTGCAGCGCGTACAGCGGAGCTATTGGAAGAGCTTGGTGCGCCCCTTGAGGTCGATATTGAAGACCTTGAGAAGGAAAAGAAGCTCATTAAAGCCGCACTCAAACAGCAGGACAAGGGCGCTTTGAAGTCATATCCGGCTGCCATGGCGGCATCTGCGTTCATTAAGAACTATGGGCACAATCTGGCGCACGACGTGATGGAAGTGCGGGCCGCGCTCACCAATAAGCTGCTAGAAATCGCAAACTGCGGGGATACTAAATACGAGCTTCGTGCCCTCGAACTGCTGGGTAAGCACTCAGATATTGGCTTGTTCACCGAGCGCAGCGAGATCACCATCAACTATAAGTCGCCCGAGGCGTTGGAAAGCGCCATCAAGGAGCGAGTTAAGCGGTTACTGAACGCCGAAGTCATTGATATGCCCACCACTGGCATCGACCTCAACGAAGAACTGGGCGTTTACCGCCCTGAAGAGGACGATGAGGAAGCCCCCGATGGGGACGAAGAAGGGGGCGACGATGAGCAAGCCTGAACTCAAAGTAGTGGGAGAAATCACCCCACCCGACTATAAAGACCCGGTCAAGATGCTGCGGAACATCGCAGATAACATCGAGGCGGGCGATTACGGCGATATTACCACAATTGTGGTAGCTACATGGGGCGACAACGGAGTTGATACCTTCGGGGGCGGTAAGGACAGTGATATGTTCCACTGCTCTTACCTTTTTGGCGTAGCCCAGACTCGGTTACAGAACATCCCGCTAGAGGGCGAGAGGTGGACTGACTAATGGGACGCCCCAACCAGCAGCTAATCAACGAGATATCGCTCGACGATATCCCCAAAATCCTCCCAAAACTGCCAGTTCGGGAGCAGGAGAAGCTGTTAGCCGAGTTGGAGAAGCTCCACGAGCTAAAAATAACCCAATTGGCTAAGGATAAGTTCTTAGGATTCGTGAAAGAGGTCTGGCCTACGTTTATTGCGGGGAGGCACCATGCGAAAATGGCTGATGCGTTCGAGCGGGTGGCTCGTGGCGAGTGCAAGCGCCTTATTATTAACATGCCTCCTCGTCATACTAAGTCAGAATTTGCCTCCTACCTCCTCCCTGCTTGGTTCCTTGGCAAATTTCCTCACAAAAAGATCATTCAGTGTTCCCACACCGCCGAACTGGCCGTCGGATTTGGCCGTAAGGTGCGTAACTTGGTCGATACCGAGATTTACCACAAGATTTTCCCTGATCTGAGCCTCGCATCGGACTCGAAAGCCGCTGGTCGCTGGAATACCAGCAAGGGCGGGGACTATTTCGCTATCGGTATCGGGGGTGCTGTGACCGGTAAGGGCGCTGACGTGCTCATTATTGACGACCCGCACTCGGAACAGGAAGCCGCGTTGGCGGAAGTTAACCCTGATATCTACGATAAGACCTACGAGTGGTACACATCAGGCCCTCGTCAGCGCCTCCAGCCGGGTGGGGCTATTGTTATCGTGATGACGCGCTGGTCAAAACGCGATCTGACGGGGCAAATCCTGAAAGATGCAGCGGCCAACGACTCCATCGGGGAGTGGGAAGTCATTGAATTTCCAGCCATTTTGCCGTCAAACAAGCCGCTCTGGCCTGAGTTCTGGGAGCTAAGCGAGCTTGAGAAGGTTAAACGCGACGTCCCTAACTCCAAGTGGATGGCGCAGTATCAGCAGAACCCGGTCTCTGAGAGCGCGGCTATCGTCAAGCGTGAGTGGTGGCAGAAGTGGGACAGCGACAGGCCACCCCAGTGCGACTTCATCCTGCAAGCATGGGATACGGCCTTCGAGAAGACGTCACGCGCAGACTACACGGCATGTACTACGTGGGGCGTGTTCTACCATGACGACGACACAGGCGTGCCTCAGGCCAATATTATCCTGCTCAATGCCTTCAGGGACCGCATGGAGTTCCCAGAGCTAAAGCGGTGTGCGGTTGAAGAATACCGCGAGTGGGAGCCAGACGGGGTTATTATCGAGAAAAAGGCGTCAGGTGCGCCACTCATCTACGAGCTTCGCTCCATGGGTATCCCAGTTCAGGAGTTCACTCCCACGCGTGGCAACGACAAGATCAGCAGGTTGAACGCCGTCGCTGACATATTCGCCTCCGGAAGAGTATGGGCACCGCCCGCTCGCTGGGCGGAAGAGGTCATTGATGAGGTGGCGGAGTTTCCAGCGGGGGCTCATGATGACTATGTCGATACCGTCTCTATGGCTATGCACAGGTTCCGTCGTGGGGGCTACGTAACAACAAACCTCGACGAACCCGATGATATCATATACTTTAAGAGCCGTAAGCAACAGGGGTATTATTAATGGCCGTAGATAAAGCTCTTAACCAAGCTCCGCTTGGGCTCGATGCCACACTTGCCACAGGCGTAGAGCCGGGGGTGAATATTGAACCTGATCTTGAGATCGAGATCGAGGACCCGGAAGAAGTTAAGCTTCGCATGGACGGGCTTGAGATTGAGATTGAGCCCGGCGAAGACGAGGAAGAGAGCGAGTTCAACGAGAACCTCGCGGAAATCCTCGATAACGGCCAGTTGGCTGAGATTGCTGGTGATCTCATCGGTGACTTTGACGACGACATCGCCTCACGCCGTGACTGGATACAGACCTACGTCGATGGCCTAGAGTTGCTCGGCATGAAGGTCGAGGACCGGACTGAGCCGTGGCCCGGTGCATGTGGCGTCTACCACCCGTTGCTTACAGAAGCGGTGGTTAAGTTCCAAGCTGAGACCATGATGGAGACTTTCCCGGCCCAAGGCCCGGTGAAGACCCAGATTATTGGTCGTGAAACCCCCCAAAAGCGCGATGCGGCTGTGCGCGTGCAAGATGACATGAATTATCAGTTGACCGAGCGGATGACCGAGTATCGCCCGGAACATGAGCGGATGTTGTGGGGGTTGGGCCTCGCAGGCAATGCGTTCAAGAAGGTGTACTACGATCCTTCGCTCGGTCGTCAGACGGCGATGTACGCTCCTGCTGATGACGTGGTTGTGCCCTACGGCGCGTCGAATATTGAAACCGCAGAACGCGTTACGCACGTAATGAGGAAGACGCCTAACGAGCTACGCAAGCTCCAGCGCGACGGCTTCTATCGTGATATTGATCTGCCTGAGCCTGACGGCACTCTTGACGATGTTGAGCAGAAAATCGCAGAAAAGCTTGGTTTCCGGGCTACTAGCGATGATCGCTACAAGCTGCTCGAGATGCAGGTTGACCTCATCATTGAGGACGACAAGTTTCGTGACGAGGACGATGAGGGGATTGCACTCCCATACATCGTGACCATCGAGAAGAACTCTCAGGAAATCCTTGCAATCCGTCGCAATTGGCAGCCCGATGACAAACTTAAGCAAAAGCGCAATCACTTCGTTCATTACGCGTATGTGCCGGGCTTTGGCTTCTACGCTTTTGGCCTTATTCACCTTATCGGTGCTTTTGCTAAGTCTGGTACCAGCATTATTCGTCAGCTTGTCGATGCTGGTACTCTTTCTAACCTCCCGGGTGGCTTCAAGACTAAGGGTCTGAGGGTCAAGGGCGACGACACGCCCATTAGCCCGGCTGAATGGCGCGATGTAGACGTAGCCAGTGGCACCATGCGTGATAACATCATGCCGTTGCCCTATAAGGAGCCGTCAGGCGTCCTGTATCAGCTTCTGGGCACGATTGTGGAAGAAGGTCGCAAGATGGCCGGTATGGCCGACTTGCAGGTCTCTGACATGTCTGCAAACGCCCCTGTGGGCACGACGCTCGCTATCCTTGAGCGCACTCTCAAGACAATGTCGGCTGTTCAGGCACGCATTCACTATTCGATGCGCCAAGAGTTCAAACTCCTGAAGCACATCATCGCCGATTATACGCCAGAAGAGTATAGCTACGAGCCGGAAGAAGGCAGCCGCAAGGCCAAGAAGTCGGACTACGACAACGTCGATGTGTTGCCGGTCTCGGACCCCAACGCTGCGACGATGGCACAGAAAATTGTGCAATATCAAGCAGTTATCCAGATGGCGCAGGCTGCCCCGCAGATTTATGATCTGCCGTACCTGCACCGCCAGATGTTGGAAATCCTTGGGATTAAGAATGCCCAGAAGCTTGTACCGCTGAAGGACGACGAGGACCGCAAGCCGCGCGATCCGATCAGCGAGAACATGGACATTATCAACAATAAGCCGGTCAAGGCGTTCATGTACCAAGACCATGAAGCCCATATCACGGTTCACATGACAGCTATGCAGGACCCCAAAATCCAGCAAATCCTCGGTCAGAACCCCAACGCGCAGCAGATGATGGCCGCAATGCAGGCGCATATTGCTGAGCACTTGGCGTTTGAATACCGTCGTCAGATCGAAGAACAGGCCGGTGTGCCGTTGCCTCCGCCAGACTCGGATATGGACGAGAACACCGAGCTTCAGATTTCGCGTCTGGCTGCCGCCGCAGGGCAGCAGTTGCTCCAGAAAGATCAGGCCGAAGCTGCACAACAGCAGGCCCAGCAGATGGCCCAAGACCCCATCGTTCAGATGCAGCAGGCCGAGCTACAGCTTAAAGCCCAAGAGCTTCAGCTTAAGGCTCAGAAACTTCAGATCGAGGCTGCCGACAAGGCAGACCGTGTCGAGCTTGAGCAAGCGCGCATCGCTGCACAAAAAGAAATCGCTGGCCTTCAGGTTGGGGCCAAGATTGCAACGGACAAAGCTATGTTGTCCGCCAAGCAGCAAGAAGCTGGGCTTCGCATTGGCGTCGAAATCGCCCGTGACGCTACCCAGATGGATACAGCTAAAGAGGAAACCCCTGCTTCTGAAGCCAAGCCTAAGGAGAACGAATGAGTACAGTATTTATCCACTTAGCTCAGAAAATAGACGAGGCGTGCAAGGACATCGAACGTGACCTTGCGATGGGAAAAGTGTCCGAGTTCGGCGAATATAAGTTCGCCTGTGGTCGGTATCGCGGACTCCTGACCGCCAAGGATATTATTATCGAAACAGCCCAAAAACTGGAAGAAGATGATGACTGAGATTGTAGGTGTAGCAGCGCCGGGCCTTGTTAGCGCAAGCGGCAAGCCCATTACTTCGCAACCAAAAGAGCCTGAAGTCCCTATCGAGGACCGGGCCAAGCAGCTTCCCGACCCGCAAGGCTATCGCCTGCTTTGCGCCATCCCCGAGATCGAGAAAGAGACCGAGGGCGGCATTCTGAAGGCCGATATGACCATCGAGCGTGAAGAACTCCTCACAACCGTGCTGTTTGTCGTGAAGATGGGCCCTGACGCCTATCGTGACGAGAAGCGGTTCCCCTCTGGTCCGTGGTGCAAGGAAGGCGACTTTGTGCTCGTCCGTCCGAACGCTGGGACACGCGTGGAAATTCACGGGCGTGAGTTCCGCATCATCAACGACGACTCTGTTGAAGCTGTTGTGGAAGACCCTCGCGGCATCCGCCGCAAGTAAAACGGGCTTGCCCGTACAAAAGGAGAAGAACGCATGGCTGACATGCAAGATGATGACTTCGAGTTTGAACTCGAAACCGATGATACCCCTGTTCCTGAAGCAGACGACAAACCCGATATTGAGATTGAAGACGACACTCCTGAACAGGATCGTGGGCGTGAGCCTATGCCTAAGGAAATCGTCGAAGAACTCGAAGCTGACGAGCTTGAGGAGTATTCCGAGAAGGTAAAGCTCCGCCTCAAGCAGATGAAGAAGGTGTGGCACGACGAGCGTCGTGAAAAAGAGCGCGCCTTCCGCGAACAGCAGGAAGCTTTGGCTGCGGCCCAGCGCCTGCTTGAAGAGAATAAACGGCTCAAATCCTCGCTTACCGAGGGTGAAGGTCACTTGTTGACTAGCTTCAAAGCTCAAGCAGAATACGAACTTAAGGAAGCTGAACGTGCTTATCGTGATGCTTACGAAGCGTCAGACACTGACCGCGTATTGGAGGCTCAGAAAAAGCTGACGGCTGCGGCTCTCAAAGTAGAGAACCTCAACAATTATCGTCCTTCTTTACAGACCCAAGAAACTGAGGTACAAATTCCTCAAGAGCAGGCTAACATTCCCCAGCCTGATCCCAAGACGATGGCGTGGCAAGAGCGCAATCGGTGGTATGGATCAGACCCTGAAATGACGGCTTCTGCGCTCGGGCTTCATCAGAAGCTCATCAATGAACGGGGTCAGGCTTTTGTCGGCTCCGACGAATATTGGACGACGATTGACAAAACAATGCGTCGCCGGTTCCCCGATTACTTTGGGGAAGACGAAGTGGCTAATGGCGGCTCCAAACCTGCCGCACGTGAACCGAAAGCTGCTCCCGTCGTTGCTCCTGCGTCACGCAGCCGATCCCCCAAGAAGATCAGGCTAACTACATCTCAACTTACGATTGCGAAAAAGTTGGGCTTAACCCCCGAGCAGTATGCCCGGGAAGTTGCAAAGGAGATTTAACATGACGGACCGTAGCATTTTGGAAGAGTTGGACGCCCAGATTTCTTCTGATCGTGCACCTCGTAAAACACGTGAGCAGTCGGAGCGTCCGAAAGTCTGGCAGCCTGCCTCGTTGCTGCCCGATCCGGATCAACAGCCGGGTTATGACTACCGTTGGATTCGCGTTGCTTCCGCAGGTAAAGCGGACGGTCAAAATCTTATGGCAAAGCGCCGTGAAGGTTGGGAACCCGTCCGTATCGAAGAGCAACCGCAGTTTACCGGTATGACCGACCCTGACAGCCGCTACAAAGACAATATCGAGGTAGGTGGGTTGCTGCTCTGCAAAGCCCCTAAGGAACTGATGCGCCAGCGTAAGGATTACTTCGCTCGTAAAAATCAGGCCCAGATGGACTCGGTGGACAACAACTTCATGCGTGAGAGCGACTCTCGTATGCCTCTCTTCCGTGAGAAGCGGTCTACGACGTCGTTCGGTAGTGGCAATCGTTAAGCTAGGAGCTTAAACAATGGCATATCCTTCCGTTACAAGCCCTTACGGGCTTATTCCGATCAATCTGATCGGCGGGCAGGTTTTTGCCGGTTCCACTCGTCAACTTCCCATCGCAACCAACTCTTCGACGGCCATTTTCTATGGTGACGTTGTGAAGCTGCTTGCTGGTGGTACGGTTGGCAAGGACACCGGCACTGACTCGGCCACGCCGGTTGGTGTTTTCCTTGGCTGCACCTACACCGATCCGGTGTATGGTCCGACCTATCGTCAGTACTACCCGGGTACCACGAACATCACCGACATCATGGCATACGTCCTTGATGATCCGGATGCCCTGTTCAAGGTTGCCGTGTGCGCTGGCACAAACTCGAACACCGTCAGCTACGTCACGCAGGCCGCTGTCGGTTCCAACCTCAAGTTGGCGAACGGTGCGAACAACACCGGTTCTACCACCACAGGTAACTCCAAGGTCGGTGTAGACTCGACCGAGGGCCAAACCTCGACGTGGCCGATCCGTGTTGTGGACGTTGTTCCTGAAACCGCAATTGCTGGCAACCCCGGTTCTTACACCGAAGTTGTCGTCAAGTGGAATCAGGGTACGCATTCGTACCTCAACCCCACTGGCCTCGCATAAGGAGACTGAACAATGGCAATTTCACGCGCACAACTCCTGAAGGAGCTTTTGCCCGGTCTGAACGCCCTGTTCGGTCTGGAATACGCCCGCTATGGCGAAGAGCACAAAGAGATTTTCGAAACGGAAACCTCGGAGCGTTCGTTCGAAGAAGAAACCAAGCTGTCCGGCTTCTCGGCTGCTCCGGTTAAGAACGAAGGTTCGGCTATCGCTTACGACAACGCTCAGGAAGTCTTCACGGCTCGCTACAACCATGAGACGATTGCCCTCGGGTTCTCGCTCACGGAAGAAGCCATCGAAGACAACCTGTATGACAGCCTCTCGGCTCGTTATACCAAGGCGCTGGCTCGTGCCATGGCTTACACCAAGCAGACCAAGGCTGCTGCTATCCTGAACAACGGTTTTGACACGGACTACCCCGGTGGTGACGGTCAGCCGCTCTTCTCGGATGCTCACCCGCTGGTCTCCGGTGGCACCAACTCGAACATTCCGTCGGTTGCTACCGACCTGAACGAAACGGCGCTTGAAAACGCTGTTATTCAGATCGCTGCGTGGACGGACGAACGTGGCCTGCTGATCGCAGCTAAGCCGCGCAAGTTGGTTATCCCGCCGTCACTCCAGTTCGTTGCGACCCGCTTGCTCGAAACCGAGCTTCGCGTTTCGACGGCTGACAACGACATCAACGCCATCAAGAGCAACGGCTCGATCCCGGAAGGTTACACCGTTAACCACTTCCTGACCGACACCGATGCTTGGTTCTTGACGACGGATGTGCCGAATGGCCTGAAGCACTTTGTTCGTACTCCGCTTGCGCAGAGCATGGACGGTGACTTCGACACCGGTAACGTCCGTTACAAGGCCCGTGAGCGTTATTCGTTCGGCTGGTCTGACCCGCTGGGCATGTACGGTTCCGTAGGCGCTGCCTAAGGAAGCAGGGGGAGGGGGAGAGGGAAACTTCTTCCCCTCTTTTCTATTTAGTGCTATACCTACGTAACTAGGTGAAATTCTCGTACCGACTGCCCTAGCAGACGTAGTAGAGACGGTACGGGTTAGTGCTACTACACGGAGAAAATTCATGGCGAATACAACCTTTTCAGGTCCAGTAACCTCACAGAACGGCTTTATCGGTGATGTCACTGGCAATATCACGGGCACCGTCACGGGCACCGTTGTTCAGCCGGTTTCGGCTGTTGCTGCCGCTGGTACGAACCTTTCCACTGCTGCGGCCCTCGCAAACGGCGTCAACGTCGTTTCTGGCGCAAGTGGCACGAACGGTGTGAAGCTTCCGACGGCTGTCCCCGGCACGACCATTACGGTTTATAGCTCGGCTGCCACGAATGGCCTTATCGTTTATGCGAACACTGGCGATACCATTAACGGTACTGCTTCGGTAACCATGGAAGGCCAGACTTGGCTCCAGTGCATTGCGACTACGGATGCTATTTGGCTGACGACGATCTTCACTGCTAACACCTAATCGGTAACCTCTAAGAAGGAGAAATCCGATGGCAATGCAAACAGACGTCAAATCCACTAAGCCGTTGGACGCCACTGGTGCGTTCAAGACGCAGTCGGATAGCGCAATTGGGTTCCGTACTCGTATCAAAGCCATTTATGCGGCTTGCGGTACGTCAGCGGGCTCGGTTGTGATTAGTGATGGGCAGGGTGGCAGCACCCTGTTTACCATGTCGACGCCAACGGCAGCGAGCACTGGCTATGTGTATATCCTGATCCCCGATCAGGGTCTCCTTGCAGAAAATGGTTTGTATGGTACGGTGACCAACACTGCTTCCGTAACTATTTTCTATGGGTGATATATGCAAGCGCAGAAAAGCTACGACTTAGCAGGTAAGAGCATCTTTATTGCTCTGCCTGCCTATGACTTCAAGGTCTCTTTGAAGTTGGCGGTTTCGCTCGCTCGCTTTGCGCAACAGGCTGCGCAGCACGGGATTGATATTCAGATTGGCAGCATTTGCGGCTGTTCTGTTGTCTCCCGTGCTCGCAACTTGCTGGCGCAAGACTTGCTGGAGTCAAACTGCGACTACCTCATGTTTATCGACTCGGATATTAACTTCGAGCCGGACGATATTTTCCGCCTTATGGCGTGGGGCACAGACCCCAAGAAGGGCATTGTTGCTGGCGTGCCGCGCACCCGCAACGAGAGCAAAGTTTACATCGCTACGCTCGACTACGACGAAAATGGCGAACTCACCATGAATGGCATGGGGCTCGTACGTGCGAAGCGTGTGGCGACTGCCTTTATGTTGGTGCGCCGCGAAGTCTTTGAGCGAATGGCAGCAGCCCATCCGGAGTGGCAATATTATGATACTCGCACGGATCGTATGCTCACTGCGATGTTCGATTTCGAAGTTACGTCGGAAGGTTACATGGGGGAAGACTTCCTCTTCTGTGACCGTGCACGTGAACTCGGTTTCGACGTCTGGATCGACCCGACGATCTCGTTAGGTCACATGGGCGTACAAGAATACACCGGCAACTACGGTCAGGATATCCTGTATCCGATGGTTGTCCCTGCTCAGAAGGTGGCGTGATGGCTAAAACCCCGGCATGGCAACGTAAGGAAGGTAAGAACCCCAAGGGCGGCTTGAACGCCAAGGGTCGCGCGTCTTACAACAAAGCTAATCCGGGGAAGCCGGGGCTCAAGGCTCCGCAGCCTGAAGGCGGCCCGCGTAAGAAATCCTTCTGCGCCCGTATGCAGGGTATGAAGAAGAAGCTGACGTCAGCCAAAACTGCCAAAGACCCGAACTCCCGCATCAACAAGTCCCTCCGGGCGTGGAAATGCTAAGATGGAGATGCTCGTATGGAACATCATTCTCAGTGGGATTGTCGCGGTGCTTGGCTTCATGGTGAAGGGCAAGTTCGATGAACTCGACCGTCTTGGCATCTTGCTCAACAAAACCCGGGAAGAGGTGGCGCGTGACCACGTCACACGTTCGGAAGTCAATCAAACGCTCGATAAACTCGCAGAGCGCATCGACAAAAGCATCCAACGCTTGGAAGCCAAGCTGGATGATATGAGGACGAAGTAATGCCCAGCACGAGCAAGAAACAGGCTAATTTTATGCGGGCAGTCGCCAACAGCCCGAAATTTGCGAAGAAGGTTGGCGTGCCGCAGAGCGTCGGAAAGGACTTTGAGATGGCTGACAAGAAGATGAAGAAATTCGGTAGCGGTTCAGCTATTAAGCTGACCGACGCCGAAAAGAAAATGGGCGATGCGCTCATGATGACCAAGCGCGGTAAGGACGTAATGGACGCCCAGAAGCGCATGGAAGCCGAAAAAGAAAAGGCTGACGCTGAAAAGCGCGCTAAGGCTGACAAGTTGTTGGGTATTCCGTCAAAGAAGAAAGGTGGAGCTATGAAAATGGGTATGAAGAAGATGGCCGACAAAGCTGGCCGTGCGATGACCAAGAAGTCGGCTGACACCATGGGCCGTGCGATGAAGATGAACAAGGGTGGCAAGTGCTACGCTAAGGGTGGTTCCATCGATGGTGTTGCTAAGAAGGGCAAGACCAAAGGTAAAATGGTCTAATGCGCCCGTCTCGGGGTATGGGGATTATGAATCCCTCTAAAATGCCGAAGGCGAAGACTATTCGTCGGAAGGATAACCCCGACGAAGTGACTGTTTACGCCAAGGGTGGCGAAGCCAAAGGCGGTAAGTTCATCCAGAAGGCAATCAAGAAGCCCGGCGCTCTCCGGGCTGAAATGGGTGTCAAGAAGGGTGAGAAAATCCCCGCCAAAAAGCTCGCGGCAGCAGCCAAGAAGCCCGGTAAACTCGGCCAACGTGCGCGTTTTGCGCAGTTGCTGAAGGGCTTCAAAAAGGGGAAATAAGGTGGCGCGGACAGACGAAGGCAAGTGGAAACGCATCGTAGCCAGCGTAAAAGCTGGTGATAAAGGTGGTAAGCCCGGCCAGTGGTCTGCCCGCAAAGCCCAGCTTGCGACCCAGCGGTATAAGAAATCTGGTGGCGGCTACTCCGGCCCGAAGACAGAAGCTCAGAAATCCTTGTCTAAATGGACCAAGGAAGACTGGGGGACTAAGTCGGGCAAGCCGTCCACTCAGGGTCCGAAAGCCACAGGTGAGCGTTATTTGCCGAAGAAAGCACGTCAGTCGCTGACATCTTCCGAATATGCTGCTACAACTAAGGCTAAGCGAGAAGGTACAAAGGCGGGCAAGCAGTTCGTCAAGCAGCCTAAGTCGATTGCCAAGAAGACAGCACGGTTTAGATAAGGAAGAACTAAATGCCCACTTCAGGCACCTCGAGCTTCAATCTTGATCTCAACCTCCTCATTGAGGAGGCTTTTGAGCGTTGTGGCGCTGAGTTGCGCACAGGTTACGACCTGCGCACGGCGCGTCGTAGTCTCAACCTCCTTACGATTGAGTGGGCGAATAAGGGCATCAACCTTTGGACCATCGAGCAGGGCTCGATTGAAATGGTGCAGGGGCAGATCACGTATAATCTGCCAGTGGATACCATCGACCTGTTCGACCACGTGATCCGCACGCAGACAGGTCAGGCGCAGACGGATATCAACATCAACCGTATCAGCGCCGATACTTACCTCACGATCCCGAACAAAAACGCTCAGGGTCGCCCCATTCAGGTCTGGATTAACCGTCAGTCAGGCGCGCAAACCCCGAGTGGCATTCAGTATCCGAACATCAACGTGTGGCCTGCTCCGGATCAGAATAACTATTACACATTTGTTTATTACCGTTTGCGTCGTATTCAGGACGCAGGCGAAGGTATTACCGAGCAGGATATCCCGTTCCGTATGCTGCCTGCCATGGTTGCTGGGCTGGCGTATCACCTCTCACTTAAGCTTCCCGGCGCTATTGAGCGCACACAAATGCTCAAAGCTATGTATGACGAGGCTTGGGATCAGGCCGCTGATGAGGACCGCGAGAAGGCACCGCTGCGCCTCGCGCCTCGCCAGATGTTCTTATAGGGAGGTGCTGTGCCTAACAGGTTCGCCTCTGGTAAATATGCGATTTCGCAGTGTGACCGCTGCGGCTTTCGTTATAAGCTCAAGGAATTGAAGTCTCTCGTCATTAAGACGAAGAACATCAACATCCTTGTGTGCCCGACGTGCTGGGAACCAGATCAGCCACAACTTCAACTGGGTATGTATCCGGTTGATGACCCACAGGCTATTCGCAATCCGCGTCCTGATACGACCTACTGGCAGGCAGGTTTGACGGGTATTCGCACGCAACCAAACACGCTTCCAACCGAGGATGTAGACGCTTTTGGTACGCCTTCAGGCGGTAGCCGTGTCATCCATTGGGGTTGGGACCCAGTGGGCTTTCAAAATCCCTTGGGTTTATGGGGTCTTCCTGATACATTAGTAGGTAATGGTCAGGTAGGGACGGTAACTATTCAGACGACGGAGAATTAACATGGCTAAGGGTGGTAAGACCAACGAGCAGATGAAAAAGCTTGGCCGTAACCTCGCTAAGGTTGCGAACCAGAAGTCGGGTAAGAAGCCGATTAAGGACATGGGGAAGGTAGTGAAGAATGGCTAACTACAACCAGCCTAAGCCGTCGCATGAGCCGCTGGGTAATAACGGCTACCCGAACAATGTGGCTAATACCCAGACCGTGAAAACTCGCGGGACCGGCGCAGCTACTAAAGGCACGCATAGCAGCAAGAAGATGGGCTAATGAACTACGATCAGCTTGTCGAAACGATCAAGGGTTACACCGAGAACGACTTTCCGGATACCGCTGGTTCCGGGGGGCTGACTTCGACTGAGCAGATCAACACGTTCATTATTAACGCCGAAGAGCGTATCTTTAACTCGGTCCAACTTTTGGACCTGCGTAAGAACGTGACCGGCAACATGACCGCCAATAACAAGTACCTCTCGGTGCCGTCTGATTGGCTTGCTACCTTCTCTATCGCTGTGATTGAGCCTAACACGGGCGCTTATTCTTATCTGCTGAACAAAGATGTCAGCTTCATTCGAGCGGCATTTCCGAACCCGAACGTGACGGGGACGCCTACGCACTATGCCTTTTTTGACGTAGATTCGTTTATTTTGGGCCCAACACCGGATCAAAGCTACGGCGTAGAACTTCATTATTTCTATTATCCGCCGTCAATTGTGACGTCTGGTACGTCGTGGCTCGGTGATAATTTTGAAAGCGTATTGCTTTACGGCGCACTTCTTGAAGCATACACCTTTATGAAAGGTGAAGCTGATGTTATAGCGCAGTACCAGAAGCGGTACGATGAGGCCCTCGCCATGATTAAACAGCTTGGTGAAGGCAAGAACCGTCAAGATATGTATCGGACTCCTCAGGTCCGCTACCCGGTGAGGTAATATGATTGATTCCGTAGGAACAATGCTAGGTGGGGATGTGATGGTAGTGACCACGCAGGGCCGTGGCTTCACCCCCGAAGAAATTGCTGAACGCGCTTTGGACAAGATTATCCACGTGGGCAGCAACACACATCCGGCCATCCGGGACCAAGCAGAAGCATTTAAGGACAGCATCCGTCAGGTGCTCATCCATTACATGCACGAGGCTGTTCGGTCCCATAACGTGACTC